CGTTGACGCAATCGGGTACATGATGTGGTTTGATCCCACTGTACGGAAACTCTGGTTAAATGTACCTTCACGGAGACCTTTTGTAAAGTATCCCCTTGAAGCAAGGATGGCTGAAATGGGAGAAGCGTCTTCTTCCCTGTAAACCTGCCATACTCTTGATAGAATATCTGGATTGTTTACAGCAGCAGACATCAATGAGTAACTGGTGATGCTTTCACCGGCTACATCAGGTGGTTGTCCTGGTAATAGTCTCATTTGTCTTTGTTTTAAAAGTTATGCAAAATCTTGGTCACTCTTCACCGGAGTCGGTGAAGACCCTGGTTTCTCTTTCTTGTTCAAATTCGTTTTGTCGAGAATGTTTTGCTTATAATCTTCTTTAAAGTTGGACAAAAATCCTGCAACTTCTTTGTCTTTGAACACAAGTTGATGTGCTAATAAGGCTTCAAATACGTTTTGGTCTTTTGATAGCCAGTGATTAATTAATGGTTGTCCCTGTTCGGGTTCAATATTGCTTAATGCAAGAAAATCCTTTTTGAAAGTAGTACGAAACTCATCCGAGATCGGTATGCCACCGGCATCTTTCATTTCATCGATCTGAACGAGTGTTTTATTAACAAGAGTTTCACGTTCCTGATTGTATTCAGGAAGTTTTTCAAGAAATTCCTGTTTCCTGGCAGCATTTTGTTGTTCCGCTATTTTTGTCTGGTTGGCAGTCATCTGCTCTTTGGCCTGTTGCCACTCCATTTTCTTTTTAGCGGGAGTCATATCGTTTAATGATTGTTCGATCTCTTCATCGGTAATAAGCCGTTCCCCTTTGTCATCTTTCTGGTTGCTCCATAGCTTTCTCAATCCGGCATTTTCATCCAGGTTCATGATCTCCTGGGCCTCTGCATGGTTTCTTAGGTACGCCTGTTTGTCTTCAGCCTCGTTGTATCCTTTGAGAAAAGGATCTGTCACTTCAGGTTCTTTAACGCCTTTTGCAACTTCTTCGTTGTAATACTGTAATTCTGTTTTTCCTTCTTCCAGTTCCCCTTTGATTATTGCTTCCGGTATTGTTCCGCCAGCAGCCTTAAATTCATCCCAAAATGGATTGTACGATGGCTTCTCACCACCGGCATCTTTTTTGGCTTTTTCGGCTGCTGCTTTTGTAGCAGCATCGTCTTCACCGCCACCACCGGCACCGGCACCATCGTCTCCTTCTCCCTGTCCTGGTGGCATATTCTGCCTTCCAGCCATATCATCCTGTTCCTGGTTCTGCTCTGATCCGGGTGCTTCGTAGTTTTCTCCGGCTAAATCAGCCTGTACTTCAGCAGCGATCTCTTCGGCACTACGGCCCTGATCTTGCTGTGCTGTGCTGTGTTCTGTGTTCTCGTTTGTCATGATTCTCTTTTTTCTGATTATTATTACAAATTTACTACATATAATATGTAAAAGTCAATATTATTTTTCAGGTTTCTCCAATTTAGCGCATTTCCGTTGGTTTAAAAGGCACTCATTTTTAATTCTTTTTCTTCCCTGTTTTATCACAATCCTCTTTAAATCATCAGTCAATATTATTTTTCCTTCTATAATATCCATGAGATACTCAAGATATTTATAATCGATATCCACGATAAATTATTTATCTGACACATGTTCCTTTACCATTTTACGTGCCTTCTTATCCTCAACTTTATTCTTTTTGTCTGCACTGTCTTTATCAAATGTCATCTGAATCGCATCAAGTTCGAGTTGAAGCATACGGATCTTTTCATCTACCGTTGCATGTTTATCATTCATTGCCAATACGCCCTGCTCTGACATAGACTCATTGTTGAGTTCATAAAGTTTGAGCAGCTTCTCCTGTTCAAGCTTACGGTCTTCGAAATCCTGTTTCACTCCGTCAACGTACTTCTCGTATTCCAGTTTTGCCCCTTCAAACTGAAGTTTCATCTTCTCTACATTCTCTTTCTGCTTCTCTACCATCATCAGCATTTCCGCTTTCATCTGCTCGGCTTCCTGAGTGATCTGTTTTTGCTTTTCAAGAGTAGCGTTTTCTGCCTGGATGCGAAGTTCTTCAGCCTTCTCGGAATAATATTGACTCATCTTTTCCAGTTCCTTCAAACTCTCGACATTGTACATCGAGACAAAATTATGGAACGGGATCAGGCCTTTCTGGTAATTGGCAAGGGCCAGCTGTTTCAATTCGTTGAGATTAGATTCTTCTTTGGCATTATTGAATACAATGATCTCGAAGTCTGCAAGGTTCAAGACTCCACCGGGAATCCTCACGATCTCATTCCCCCCGTCAGGATCGACTATCTGAAGAATGGCTTCCTTGTCGAAGCAATACGTCTTGGCAAGGTGCAACAGGGCTGTAAGAGCCTGCCTTTCGATCTCATCATGCCGTGCAAACAGTATCTCCGTTATCAACAATGTACTCTGTTGAGACATCTCGAATGTGCCTACCTGATCGGAATTCACCGTCTGCCCCATGGCCTGTCTGGTGATCCCCATGACAAGTCCTATCTGGGCATCGATACTTTCGAGTATTCGATCAAAGTATTGTATTGAATTTGAAAGTGAAAGATCAAGAACCTGGAACTGGTTAAACGTTGGTTGTGAATGTCCCACTCCCGTCTTTCGGGATTCTATCTCTACATTACCTATCTTCTTCTGATATTCGAACTCGTCATCGTCGATGTCATCAGGTTTTTGAAGGATGTCCATCAGAAGGGTCTTTGTCCCCGAGACAGCCAGCATAAGGTCACGGTGATAAAAAACGATATCATAAGTCTCCTGAAGCTCTTTCGTTGACCATACAAGGGAATAAGGCTGGTTTGTCAGACTGTTGAATGTAGGGCCGATGATAGGAAGAGGGACGTTTGAAAGGTTATCGATTGAACGTGGCTGTACAGGGTCTTTCTCGCTGATAAAAATCTGGTCATTGATGATAACGCCTTTGTACCGGTCATAAACATATCTCACTTCGTAGCGTTCCCCTTTATTCGGATTGTACGACTTGACTTCCGACTCCTTATACATGATATTCTTATCCTCCTTGTTCTTCCACATCCGCTTGGAGTTATTGTACGAATAGTCGGTTGAACGGATAACTTCTTCATTGTCGATGAAGTTAGTGAAGAATTTCCCTTTTCGGTAAGGGTTTGGCTTTTGGATTGCCCTGATGGTACGTTCACATAACCACCATACACGCTTAACGGAGATTCCTTCTCCTGTCATCGGACTCGTACCCGATGGAAGTGCGTCAGGATGAAAGATCGCACCGTCTGTCTCGGTTGGAATGAACACCCCGTCCTGGACATTCATTGAGACATCGTAGTTCTTGAGATTGAGTTTATCTTCATTGGACAAGCGGTGCCCCCAGTTAGACATTACGTTGCTGTAAGTCATCTTCTCTTCAAAACCGGCCCAATCAAGGTTCTGTACCCACTGGACTCCTTCTACGTTTGGATAAAATACTTTTTGTGGCGGGATGTGCTTGTATATCGGCTTGCGATCACCGATGACATAATCTACGTAATAATATTCCCTTCCCGTGACGCAGAAGTTAATGAAATTCTGAAGTGACTCGAGCTGAAGCTGCATCTCACGCCTGTAAGAACGCATGGCCTTTTGTGCGAGTTCTTCAACATGATCCTTATCTTCATAGGAGAAATACCGTTTTAGTTTATCAACCTCTTTTTGATTAAATACCTGTATCTCCTTGATGGCATCCTTGATGTATTCGATCTCCGCATTGATCTGTGGTAACGCTGCCTGTGCCTGTTGCATCATAGCAGCCTCTTCTTCGTTCTTGGGTTCCTGGCTCAAGGAGTTTACGATCTCCTGTTGTTTTTGCTCGAGCATCTGGATACGGCCAACGTATTCGAAGAAATTCTTTTTGTATTTTGCGAGATTCTTCTCTACAAGTGTTTTTGCCTGGCTCTTGATCTTGCGTTCAAGGCTCTTGTTGTCAACAGCAGAGATACTGAACAGAAATGCCCTTCGTGCCTGTCTTGATGTAAGCCATTCGATGTATGGCCGTTGCTTTGGGATATGCTTTACCTTTGCCGGTAGCTCATATCCACCGTATTTTCGAAGATAGTCGAACTGGGTTTTATCTATCTGATTATTATAAAGCTCCCAACATACTCTATCATTCGCTTTGGGGACTGTATTTGCATAAGCAGCAATCTCCTTGAGAATTCGTTTACGCCCTGTTTCCGTTTTGGAAAGCGTATTTAAGTCAACATTCATGACGTTGAATAAATTTGAGTTAATACTCCGTTCACTTGCTTAAACCCTCTTAATTTCTTTCTTGGTTTTTTCTTCTTCTGGGAAGATATAATCCCCAGTTTGTCATTCTCTGCTGATACAATGCATAGCATATCCGCAATCGTGATATCGCAATTATAATTCGGGTCAATTTTATATTGCGCCCACGCATGAAGCCTTTCAGTCCATTTGCATCGTCTTACATTATCTTCATCCGATGCCCAGTCCCGAAGCATCTTTAGTCCATAAGGAACAAGATTCTTCGGAAAACCGAATTTATTGCTTACATTGGATTTCTCTACCATATTGGCGATAACCAAATCAGGTCTCTCTTTCAGGTATCCCGCAAGGCCGTTATCTTCATACCATTGGAAAATAAGCAGATTTGAATATTCGATCAGGTTATATGCACCGAAATAGACAGCCATCTGTGCCGTCTTTTCGTATGCTACCTCCCTTCCACCCTGTGCCACTGCCGGCCTGTCAAGGTATAATCCTACAAATTCATTCGATACTACGTTCTCTTCGAAGGGTTTCGTATAGTTATAGGTCTTGTAAACAGAACAGGCAAGTTTTGAACTCGATGTCTTTGCTTCATCCTGGTCATATGAATCTGTACCCTCGCAATAAAGTCCGGGGATAGGTTCGTCAAGTTCGTTTTTCTCCGGGTGTTCAAAGATAAGTATGTCACCGTTCTTTTCATCCGGCTCCCAATCACATCCCAACATTGGTTGTTTCTTGTTCTTCCAGTGAAGGAATCCACGTTCAAGAACTTGGTGCTTTTTGTTCTTTACTATCCGTGACCGTGTTTCGTTGCACCAGGAAGTAATCACATCACCGAAGAATCCACCGCCCTGAAGGTCGAACATATCTTCAAGGTAGATCGGCTTGGATGCCTTGGCGATAAGCTGCTCGTGTTTCTCTTTTTTAGCAATGTCCTCTTTAATTTTTTTGATAGACTCTTCTTTCAGGGAATTCCCGTCTTCATCGACGAGTTCAAACTTCCATGCCGGGATGAAATACCCTGTCATACGATTATTGTCGGGTTCTCTTGAGAAAAGGTCTTCAAATTCAAGGATATTAAAGGACTTTGGATTATATATCATCCTTTCAATATCAAATACGCCATCCGCCATTTCACCGGAAGTACCGATATAGTCAATGTATCCGAGCTTACGCCCACCGGCTTCGAGTGAAGGCTTGACAAACTCCGCTATCTCGGTACAGAGCTTTTCTTTCATGATACCGATCTCTTCCAACTTGGTGCTGAATGGAGTAAGGCCACTTAATACCTGTTTGTTGTTGTTGGCGGTACGGGAATGAACTTCTGCACCGGTATACTCTGTAATAAGCATGTCTGCTTTATCAACGGCAAGTTCTTTGTAGAATTGGGTGTTGTACATTGACTTGAGTCCACGCTTGAGCATTTTCATCGTATTCTCATTATAGATGTCCTCTCCGCCTACGATGGCAAGTTGAACGTCATCATAAAAGAACAATGCGATAGCAAGGTCACATGCACTCTCTTCTGATAGTCCACGTTGACGGCATTTGGCCCATAGGTTATCCAGCTTCTCAAGGAACATCCGCTTTCTTACCCACCAGTTTTCAAAACTAAGATCAGTGAAATTAGGGTTTCCCAACACCTTTCGTTCCAGTTGTGGATCTTCACGAAGGATCTTCCAGAAGTTGAGATAGAAATAATGCTTTTCTGTAATAGATATAGTGCGATCTGCCGGGATAGTGAGTTTCAAGCTCCTGATATACCTACTGCCATCTTCATTGACATCCATGTTCCATCCATCAACAAAAACATCTCCGCCTTCCCAGACACATGCTTCTTCAACATTGTATCCATCTTTGCATCGTTGACGCTGCCGATCCCACCATGGCTTATCTATAATAATACCTTTTCTCTTACAAAAACGGACAAACTCACGCTTGGTCTTTGGAATGACCTTTGGATTTTGCCAATAAAGATCCCTTGGATGCGGAACATCGTTTTCATAGATAACAGGACTGAATCTCTTTGTGTTTATAAACTTGATAACACCCCCCTTTCTCTATTATGCTCCCAAATAAATCCACCAGCAGATTTTCTATTTCCATTACAAGATTCCGAAATATTAAAAATATTTAACTTTAATTGAGCCTCCTTAATGGTATCAAACACTACGATTTCACCAGTTTCTATATTCACACCGATAACTCCATACCGATTTTTTACATAAGATTTATAATTTAACAAGTTAGGCGGAGCTTTTTCTTTATAATAAAAAACAAATCCATTTGATTGTTTAGTACTACCGTTAAGGACATTCATAATCCCACCTCGATCAATCATTAATTTCCGACAAACTTTTTTATTTGTATGGACAAATTTCATTCTTTCGAGTTTCTTTCGTCATATAATCTCGTTTCCACTTCTTCCTTCTCTCTCTCTTCGGCCTCTTCTTTCAGGTTGGCCTGGACATCCTTTAATGCTTTTGACAATGCGATGCCCATGTCGATCATCTTCTTCTTCTCTTCTATATTTGGTATTATGATTATTTTCTCGATTTTCGTTTTAACAACCTTTCCTTCTTCATCAAGGACTTCTGTTCCTTTCTCGATCTTGTACTCGATGTTCATCGGAACATCCTTCATCATCTTCAGTAAAGCGTAGACATCTTCTTTAAATCCCTCTTCAAGTTGTTCATTTATTGTATGGCAAAGATCAATGTACTTATCTGTAAGTTCCTGAACTCCCTTCGACTCAAGCAGTTTCTTCCACTTGTGGGTTTTCAAATGATCCTTGTCTACAATCTTTATCCTCTCCTGAAGCGACTTGTTCCAGTATAATCCCCTTGGTTTAAACAGGTAATAGATAGCTGTTATCACCGCATGAAAGAACTCTTTCTTTGCATCTGTCTTGTCTCGGGTGTAAACCCTCTTGACTTCAAATAAGGTCATCCCTTCATCGGTGCAAACAACCTTATTGTCAACTAATCTTAAAAAACTCATCTATTGTCTTTGATTCTATTTGCGTTTCTTGCGCCTTTTTCGTTTTCTTCCTCTTTTACACATTATTATTCAATTTAAGCCGTTCTAATGAACGATAATTATCTAACCTTCCTGTTCCTCTTATTGAACGGGATCGCAATCCCT